AAGGTGGCGCGCGAAATCACGGCGCAACTGACGCCGGAAGAAAAGGCGGGCATCTTTGCCGCTGCGCTCGCCAATGCTGAATCGACCGCTGGCCTGTCCGTCGCCTTGATCCCCGTCTCGTCCGATGTCGGCTTTTCCATGTCAGAAGCGACGCCGGTCATTGAGCAGCTTGTCAATGACGGCCTGCTGACCCCGGCGCGCGCCGTGGCGCTGCTTTCCTGATGACAACCGCTCTGCAGTTGATCACCGGGTCCATGCGCCTCATCGAGGCGGTTGAATCCGGCGAGACGCCGACGACTGACGAGCAGGCCGATGCGCTCGCCGTGCTCAATCAACTGCTGGAGTCTTGGAGCATCCAGGGCCTGGCGGTCTATCGGCGCGAGTTTTCGCCGTATGTCACTGTCGCGTCTCAGGCCAGCTACGTGGTCGGCGCTGGCAAAGAGTGGGACGGCGCGCGTCCGACCGCCATCGCGGAAGCCTATGTGACGATCGACGGCTATGACTACGGGCTGCGCGTGCTGAATGATTCGGAATATGCCGCAGAGCCAAACAAGACGCTCGAATCGTCCGTTCCGGAAAGCGTCTATTACGATCCGGCGTACCCTGACGGACGCGTGTATGTCGTGCCAGTGCCAGACGCTGCTCTGACCATCACGCTGGTGCATGACGAGGCTTTCACGGCGCTGTCGAGCGTATCCACGGTGCTGTCACTGCCGCCTGGATACAAGCGTCCGCTGCGCTTTGCATTGGCGGTCGAGCTGGCTCCGGAGTTTGGAAAGAAGCCATCGCCGATTGTGCTCAGCACGGCGGCCGAGTCGTTTGGCCTGCTCAAATCTCGCAACGCACAACCGCAATACCTGTCATTTGACGCGACGCTGACGAGCGGCGGATACTCGCTCGCCGATTTCCTGGCTGATGCCTGATGCGCTTCCAGATAGCCGCCGACCTTGAATCACGCGACGGCACGCTTGATGCTGATGCGCTTCTGACCAACGCCTTCGCCGAGATTGTCGGCGATGACTCGGCGGCTATCAAGCGGTCAGGCTGCGCAGAGATTGGAACGGTCACGGCAGGCGCAGGGCAACTGCTCGCCAGCATTGCAGGCAAGTCGCTGCCCGTTGCCGGCGACGAGCTTTCAACGATCACCGTCTCGCCGTTCGCCATTGACGGCACGGACGCGCTAGCCGCCGTGTTTGCCGATCTGCCGATGACAGCGCAGAACGGCGCCGACGTGCTGATGATCAAGAGTCGCAAGGAAGCCTGGGTCTATGCGCCTTGATCTGGCTACCGATCTGCGCGCTCGCATCGGGGCGCCAGATAAAGATGCTCGACTGACTAATGCGTTTGTCGAGGTCAAGGCTGGGCCGGTGGCAAAAAACAGCGCATATCCGGCAAAGAAAGAAACGTGCGTGCGCAAACGTCCTGGGTGCGTGACAACTGGATACAACTACGCGACGCCGATTCAGGGCATTGGCGGTAGTCTGCCATACCTGATTTATGACGATACATTCGGCGCCTTCGACGCCGTTCCTGCTACGTCGGTGCTGATCGGCGATCTGGTTGGCGGCTACTATGCCATGGTCGATGATCCGCCAACCTCTCCGGGGCCGGGAGATGATTACTGGAGCGTGACGCCTCCGGACAGCAGGCGTTATCAGGCGTGGTCACTGTGGGAAGTTTCCGCTATTGTTGACAACGACCCGGACTCTTGGGCGGCGCACGCATATACATCAGCTAGCGGGAGTACAGATTGTTTTTGCACAACGAAGCTGGCCGCATCCGTAAAAGCAGCAGCAAGGCAAGCCTTGCATTATTTGTTAAAATCCTGTCCTGGATATTCCTACCAGCATACACACACTTACACGTATATGGGCGGATTAGTTGTAACGTATGCTACAAATTATGTCGCATATTACCCATACGAATATATATTTACAACAGTCGTGGAAAATCCAGAAGATGCTGTAATTTCTATAGCCAACGACACAATTTGCACCGATGTTTCGTTTATTTACGGAGTTTCGACTGTGTGCGCATACGTCTATATGAATATGAAAACTTCCTACAGTACGGGAAGTCCCACGGCATCAGACCCTGTGTGTGCAATGGCTGATGATTATTATGATGCAGGCCTTAGCATAGTGCGCAGAGTATGACGACCTACGCATTATCCGTTACAGTCGCTGGCCAGCCGTTTGACATGATGCAATACAATGCTGCTGAATCTCTGACTGGAATATTTTTCAAATCAGCGTATGATGCTTTCAACTTCGAGAATAACGTGCTGACTAAAATAACCGACGCTGATTATCCGGGCTGGAGCGTAGTGACGCCGACGAGCATCACGCGGTCAGGCTCGACGGCTACGGTTACTCTGCCGTCTGCAGTCAATTGGGAATCTGGCGCAACAGCGACCGTTGCGGGAGCAGCAGAGACGGAATACAACGGCGATTTTGTGATTGCCGTTACCGATTCGACGCATTTTACCTACACCGTCACCGGAACACCGGCGACACCGGCGACGGGCACAATCACGATTACCTGCGGGCGCACGACCGTACCGGGCATCGTCTATCTCGACTCGTATTTCTTCGTCATGGATACCAATGCCGTGATTTACAACTCGGCGCTGAACGATCCGACATCATGGGATGCGCTCGACATCATCACGGCAGAGAAAGAGCCTGGCGCGGGCGTTGCACTGGCGAAGTCGCAGAGCTACGTGATCGCACTCAAGGAGTGGTCCACCGAGTTCTTCTACAACAACGGAAACTCTCCTGGCAGCCCGCTTGAGCCAGTGCTCAGCGCCTTTACGCTGGTCGGATGCGCGTCCGGCGAATCTGTCGCGGCGCTGGACGAAACGATCTATTGGGTGAGTCGAGCGCGCCAGCAAGGGCCGGCAGTGCATCGCATGGCAGGGCTGGAACAGACCAAGATCAGCACGCCGGACGTTGATCGCATCCTCGCTGCCGACGCGCTCGATGATGTCTATTCGTATGGCGTCAAGATCGCCGGGCATAGCTTCTACGTCCTGGGGCTGCGTGATACCGGCGTGACACTGGCGTTTGACGCCACCAGCGGCACCTGGGCGAGATGGACAAGCCTGACGGCGCGCGCGCCAGCATCCTGCACGATTGCGCAGACTGGCGGTGTCGCATCGATCACATGGACGGCGCACGGCCGGTCAGACGGCGATCCGGTCGTGATATCCGGGGCCGATCAGAGCGCCTACAACGGCTTGCAGCAAGTGCGGTACGTGGATGCCAATACGCTCGCGTTTGACGTGCCATCGGCCACCACAAGCCCTGCCACAGGGACGATTGTGGCGGTAGGGTATGACGAGAGCTATTTCAAATATTCGCGCTACGTGGCCGCGTCAGGGCGTGATCTGGTATTGCACGAAACGACCGGAGAACTGTGCGAAATCTCGGCAGACGAGACGCTCGACAACGGCGCACCGATCTTCTTCCGGGCGCGTACCGGCAAGTTTGACAACGGCGACGAGCAGCCGAAATCGCTGGCATCGCTGCGCGTCGTCGGACTCAAGCAAGGCGGAACGGCTATGGTGCGGTGGTCCGATGACGACTACGCGACCAACTCCAAGTGCCGGGCCGTGGATCTCGGCGCCGAGAATGCGAGGCTTCGCCGTTGCGGCAGTTTCCGTCGCCGCAGCTTTGAACTGATGCACGTCGGAGAATCTGCTGTGCAAGTTGCCGCGCTTGAACTGGATGTTGCAAAGGGCTGATGATGAGGGACACAAAATGAGCACGGCAGACTACTCGGCGCAACTGCAGCGCGCGGCCGACTGGCAACGGCAACTGATGCAAGACAGGCAAATGCGAGACAATCCGGGCATGTCGCAAGCCGGGTCTGGCGGCTGGGAATTGCAGCCAGACGGCAACTATCGGCGCATGGTAAATGGCATCACGCAGACCATGCCAGCGGGCATGCTTGCCGGCAATATGCAGGCGCAGGGCATGGCGCAGCAGGTGTCCAATCCGGCAACCATCGGCGGGAATACGGATTACGTCGGGCA